TTTATAGTCATCTTTATAAGATTCATTTTTTGACATTTCTTTATACCATTGCTTAATTATTGTATTTTCCATTTTATTGCTCCTTCTTAGTACTATTTTTTTTGTACTTATTTATTACATTTCTACAACTTATCATTTAACAATCAAGTAACGAGTTAAGCTGTAAATTACACTTATAATGATACAGTAGCTATTTTTAATTGTCAATACTTTTTATTAAGTTTGTTAAAGTTTTTGTAATTATGTAAGTATTGCTAGGTTTAACGGTGTAAATTATTGGTGTGGTAGTGTTTAAATTGTGCTAATTGGTTCGGATTCGAACTAGTTTAGTTAGACTAGTTCAGTGGTAAGCACTTACCATCTTTTCCTTTAACTATTACACCGATATAGGTGTTATTTATAAAACAGCAATCATCATAAGCAACTTTAATACCGTTATTTCTTAAGCTTGTTTAAACTTGTATATGCTAAACCTTTATAACCGTCTGTCTCTTGTAAAAAATATGTCATATTGTATACCTTATCAACCTTTTAGGTTAACACCTTTTCCAAGTCCTTTCTTTGTTATGCTTTAATTATACCACGACTAAAACAAAAGTCAAGTGTTTTTTGAAAATAAGTAAAAAACTTTTATAACACTACTATCAGCAAGCAATAATATCACACTATATAAGGAAAGCGCGCGCGTAATAACACATAACAATGCAAGTGTCAAGCTTAAACTGCAATATCATACTTTTTTTAAATGATGGTGTATAACTGTTGACTTTTTGACAGGTTTATGCATAGCGAACAGTTGTTTGGTATTGTGCGGTTGCGAGGTTAGAAAAAAAAATAATAAGGTAGGGCTTCCATTATAGTATAGTATACTACATTAACTAAACATTTATAACTTTCTATATATCCATTAACTAAACATTCAAAACTTCCCATAACAAGACCCCCTTCCTATATACGACTTCCTAAAAATATTTCTAAAAAATCTGTATATATTAGCCTTCGGTCGTTAATTTCTATCTATCTAATATCATCAAACGTAATGATTATAAGGGTTTACTAATTACCAATTATGTTTATACGTGTCGACTTTCAGTCGTCAATTATGTGAAATTACTTTTTATGTCATAATCGCTTGACAAGGGTTTAAAAATGTGCTATAATAAAGTACATAGGAGTTAGATTAATAATAGCGGGACAAGGGGGGGATTATAAGGGGGGGTAATTTGCCATATTTAAAACAAAACAATGCGATGATTATGGGACAATTATGTGATTTTGATACCCTTTTAAAGTCAATGATTAAGGGATATTATGGAATTAGGTTAAGCAAACGGTACTTTTGGTTAAGCAAACTTTTTTTTTGGTTAAGCTAAATCGATTTAGGTTAAGCTAAAATGCGTAATATGTCATATTTACTTGACAAACGAACAATTGTATGGTATACTTATATTATAAGTTTATGAGAGGGCGATATATATGGGTAGAGGTAAAGTGATGCGAGAGGATGATAAAAGGATTGGAAATAAGTTTAGTCCAGGGAGACCTGTGGTTATAAAAAGTATAAGACACTTCAAACAGTTTATCAATTCTTACTTTGATAATATAACAAAAGATATAGTAGAGACTGATGAAAATGGCAAAGTAACATCTAAGTATAGTATATAAAACTGAAGTTACACAAGAAGTGTTTGATATAAGTAAGTTAAACGATACTCAATTAGATGCTTACCAGGCATTATTACAAATAGGTACATCTACTGGCGAAGTTGATAACGATGAGTAATATTCCAACATTAGATGAAATAAAATATGAAAAGGCTAGACGTAAATACATTGAATACCTAGCATTGACTAATGGACCTTCATTTATTAAAGCTAAACATATAACTTATTTAGCTAATATAGTACAAGATTTTATTGAAGATAAGATACCGAATAGAAGCATACTTTGCTTATCGATGCCTCCTCAACACGGCAAGCTTTGTAGCAATAAAACCGTTGTAAACACTACAAAAGGGTGGAAAACACACGGAGAATTGCAAATTGGAGATTACGTTTTCGGAAGACAAGGTCAACCCGTTAAGGTAACCAATGTTATGAACGAAGGACAAGAAGCTACGTTAGAGGTAGAATTTACTGACGGAGAAAAAATACAAGTCCATGAAAATCACGAATGGACAGTATTTGATAGAAGTGAATATAGAGAAATAACTGTAGAAACTAAGTATATAAAATCTCAAAAATATAGAAGTGGAAACAGATGTAGATTTCAAGTAGATTGTAATGTCAAAATTGAATTCAAAAAACAAGAACAAAACATACATCCTTACTTTTTTGGATTATGGCTTGGAGATGGAAGTACAGCTAAACCAGCTATACATCATCACGTTGACGACACAGCGTCTATAAATAAAGTGATTGACTTAGGATATAATCCTACAAATATTCATCAACATAAGAAGACTAATGTAATGACTACGGAGTTTTTCGGAGATACATATCAATCTTTTAAAGCAATGAACTTTGCTCATAAAGATGGAGCTGCTAAATATATACCTTCTAATTACAAATTTACTTCAGAAGAAGATAGACTTGAATTATTAGCTGGTTTAATAGATAGCGATGGATATGTATATCAAAAGAATGGCAGAGTTACATTTACAAATGTTAATAAGAAGCTTATAGATGACGTTAAAGACGTGTGTGTAAGTTTAGGATTTAGAACAACTATATCAAAGTTTAAACCAATATTATCTACAAGTGGAATTCAAGGTAAACAAGTTGTATATCAACTTACTTTTAATCCAGATATAAATATACCAACTGCGTTATTAAGAAAGAAGACTTCTAAGTTAAATCCTATTAAAAGGAAACGTGGTATTAAAAATATTAAAGTTGTAGAACCTGAAAAAGGTAAGTGTATAACTGTGGAAGGTGGCATTTACTTAGTTGGGGAAAATTTAGTACCAACTCATAATTCAATGACGTTATCGGAAGGTTTGCCTAGCTGGTTTGTTGGTAAGAACCCAGATAAAGCCGTAATGATTGTTTCTTATGGAGAAGAAATGGCTAAGCAATTTGGTAGAGCTAATAAACGTAAGATAACAGATTATGGTAAAGAGATTTTTGGAATAGAAATATCAAAAGAAAGCTCTAGCGTAGTAGAATACGAAATTGTAAAGCAAGGTTATAGAGGATTAAGAAACGGTGTTGTAAGGTCGCTTGGTATTACAGGTGGTATTGCTGGTAAATCCGCAGACTTAGTTATTATAGATGACCCCTTTAAGAGTAGAGCTGATGCCGAAAGTAAATTAAAAAGAGATACAGTGTGGAATGAGTACTTAGATGGAATAAAGGCTCGTCTATCTGCTAATGGTAAGATTATAGTAATACATACTAGATGGCATGAAGATGACTTTATAGGACGCTTAGTGGAGAATGAACCTGATACTACTTTATATATCAACATACCTTTAAAGGCTGAAAAGAACGATGTTTTAGGTAGAGATATTGGAGATTCGCTATTCCCAGAAATAGGTAAAAATAATGACTGGATGGCTAAGTTTGAAAAGAGTTATAATTCGCAAGAAGGTAATAGGTCTTGGTTATCACTTTATCAAGGGCAACCGACATCTCAAGAAGGTAATTTGCTTAAACGTGAGTGGTGGAAATATTATGATGAATTACCTGGCGCTCATAGAGATGAAAATGGCGTAATTATAGACCCATATGCGGGTATGATACAAATGGTAATGTCTGTAGATGCTACTTTTAAAGATAGTGACAACTCAGATAATGTAGCTATACAAGTATGGGGTAAAAGAGAAGAACATTTATTTTTGATAGATAATTTTAAAGAAAAGATTGATTTTAGTACAACGTTAGAGAAGATAAGAATGTTTAAAGAAAAGTATCCTAGAATTGGAGCTATATTTGTAGAGGATAAAGCTAATGGTTCTGCTATTATAAATGTATTAGGAAAAGAAATGGTAGGAATAATACCAGTAAACCCTATGGGTAATAAGATATCAAGGGCTAATGCAATAACTTATGTAATAAGAACGGGATTTGTACACTTGCCTAGAAAAGTAGAGTGGCTTAATGATTTTGTTGAGGAGTGTGCTTCATTTCCAAATGGTAAACACGATGACCAAGTGGATGCAATGACACAAGCTTTAAATCAGATTATGAATGAAAGGGCTAGAATACCAATAATTAAAGAGATGCAAAGGTATCAATTTGATTGTGAAAAGCCTAAGAAGTTTGAACGTGGAGAGAGGATAGTGGTTGTATAATGATAGAGGGAATAGTTATAGGGATATTATTTATATCTAGTTTTATAATCGGATATAACCTTGGCGCTAAAACGGTAGATAAGGAAACTTTAAAACCTATCAAGGAAATAAAAGAAGGTATAACAAGTATGACTGATATACCGAAAGACTTTATTAAAAGTTTTACTAAAGAGGAAATTAGAAGAAAAGAACAAGTCAAAGCAAATAAGAAGCTTTGGGACGATATCAATAATTACTAATAGGAGGAAATTATGAAAAAGAAAGAATACATGACACCAATATGGCAGTTATATGAACGTGGGCAATTATTTAAAACACAAAGAAATATATTTAATTTAGTTGACGAAACTCATAGATTCTATAATGGAAATCAATGGGAGGGATTAAATAGTGGAGCAATATCTCCTATATCTATTAACGTTATTAAGCCTATAGTTAAATCTAAGTTAGGAGTTGTTAATTCTAATGACTACGAGATTATACTTAGTCCAAATAACATTGAAAGCCCTGAGTTTAATAAAGAATTAGAAGTAGTTACTAATCACCTTAATAGGTATATTGCTAAGCAATTTGAAGTTGCTGGAACTTATAAAAATATTAAGAAAATGATAAAGGACGCTTGTATAACTGGAGAAGGTGTTTTATACTTTGATTACGACTTGGAAAATAAAGAAACTTACACTAGAGTTATACCAATGTCTAATATATCTTACGGAAATGAAAATGACCCAGTTATAGAAGACCAACCTTATATTATTATTTCTATGAGACGTCCAGTGGACGCTATAAAGGCAGAAGCTAAACTTGCAGGTAAGACAGACCTTGAAATTGAAAGTATTAGAGGCGAACTTGTTGATAATGAACAAGCTGGAGATGCTTCAGTATTAGAAGTTAATGATATGGTTACTGTTGTATATAAATTGTATAAAGAAGATGGCGTTGTTAAATGCGATAAGTCAACTAAAGGTTTAATATATAGAAAAGCATTAGATACTGGTTTAACTTTGTATCCAGTTGTTCATATTAACTGGGAAGATGTAGAAGGTAATGCTAGAGGCGTAGGTGCCGTGCAATATAACATAGCTAATCAAAAAGAGATAAATAAAACTGCTATGCGTAGAGCATTAACTATATTAACTACTTCTTATCCTAAGATTATATATAACGAAGGTAAGATTACAGATGATTCAGTATTAACAGAAGTTGGAGTTCCAATAGCCGTTAGTGGTAATGGAGTTGGAGTTACAGATATAAGACAAAACATAGGTTACTTAAATGCTGCAACTACTAACAACGATGCTGGAAACTTCCAACAAGAACTTATGACTGAAACTAGGAATAGCGAAGGTGCTGGAGATTATGTTACAGGAGATATAAACCCTGAACAAGCAAGTGGTAAGGCTATATTAGCAGTTCAACAAGCTGCCCAACAACCTTTAAAAGAACAAATTGATAAAGTTAAGTCTTTATATAAAGAAATTGGAGCTATAAAAGTTGACTTCTATAAAGCTTATGGTAAGAAAGGTAAGACTATCTCTATTGAAGAGGAGGCTACTAATCCACAAACTGGAGCTACAGAATTAAGAGAAGTACCTTATAAGATTAAAGGTAGAATTTTAAGTAAAATGAAGCTTAATTTTAAGGTTGATATTACACCTAAGACTCCGTTTGATAAAATGGCTCAAGAATTAAGTTTAGAAAATCTATTAGCACAAAAACTTATTACTTTTGAAGAGTACGTTGATGCATTAGATGAGACAAGCAATATGCCTGTTAAGAAACTTGAATTGATAATTAAAGAACGTGAAATTAAAAAACAACAAATGTTACAACAGAAACAAGCTATGGACGAAATGTTTAACAAATTAGGACAAGGTATTAACCAACAACAAAGACAAGTTGAGGTTATGGGAGGACCTAGTCCGGAGGAATTAGCTGCTTCACAAATGCAACAATAGCATAAGGCATACGTACCCATCTCTCTCTTAAAAAACAAAAATTACGTTGTAAGTCCTTTCTTATTTTAATATAATCATCGAGAGGTGTTTATAAATTTGGTCCAACCTAAATGACCTTAATAAAGTAGAGGGATAAGTCGACAGACTTAAAATGGAGGAATAGTGGAAACATTAGAAAAGCAGGAAATTATCGACAACACTGCAGTCGGAAAAGAAGTAGAATTTACAGATACTTCAGGTGACACGAAAGTGGAAGAACCTAAGACGGAAACTGTATCGTATACTCAGGAACAAGTTGACGAGATTGTTAAATCTAGATTAGCAAGAGAAAAGAAACGTCAAGATAGAGTCCAAGAGGTGCAACCTGTTCAAGTTGATGATATTGAAACTAACGAGGTTATCGAAAAGGTTGAAAAGCAACCAACAATTCAGTTATCAGAACGTGAACAGAAAATCTTAGCAGCAAGTGATGCTATTGAGATTAAAAAGTTAGGACTTGGAGAAGTTCGATATGAAGCTAATTTATTGGCCGATAAAAAAAATAAAACACTTAGAGAAGAATCTTTATTTATGGAGTTAGCAGGAATGTTAAAATCTTCAGAAGATAAAGTGAACCTTCAAAAAAATGGAGTTGAATTAGAGATATTAGATAATCCAGAATTTACTGAGTTTTCTAAAAAGTTTTCTAACACAACAACAATTATTGAAAGAGTAGAAATGTTCCAAGCGTTAAACGGTTCGACTAAAGACCCAGAACCTATAGGAGACGTAAAAAATGTTCCTAAAACAGACGTACTTAAAAGTCATTACACGGAAGCGGAAATCGACAAATTTACTGTTGAAGATTACCGAAATATTCCAGGACTTAGAAGTAGAGTTTACGAGTCTTTAAAATTAAACTAAAAACAAGAAGGAGATTTAAAAATTATGGCATTACTAACAAACGCAAAAAGAACTTTATGGAGTTCTCAATTCGAAACAGAATTAGATGTTCTAACTTCAGCTCGTAGTCATTCTGATTACAGATTTGAAGGAGAAGTTAAGAAAGGTAGCACTTTAAATATAATCGGAGTAGTTAAACCAACTGGTAGAACTTATGACCCAACTGCTGATATTACTATTGATGATATTGAAGATGAGAAAACAATTTTACTTGTTGACCAACTTACTTACTTCGCTGTTAAAATGGACGACGTTGATAAGATTCAATCTGAAGCAGATATGAAAGACTGGGCTTCTCAAGGTTCTAAAGCTCTTACAAAAAAAGCTGACGCTTATGTTTGTGGATTAGCTGTTGGAGCAACTGGAAACCAATTATCTGATGCTTACGCTATTAGTCCAAGTACTGTAGTTGCAGAATTAGGTAAAGGATTCTCTCGTCTTTATACTAACAACGTTTCACCAAAATCTGAGCTTCATTTAGAGGTTGAACCATTCTTCTATGACGCAATGACACAAGCAATTACTGAATTAAACACATCTAACCCTGAGTTAATCAAAGAAGGATATGTTGGAATGTATAGAGGTGCTAAAGTTTCAGTCGAGAACCAATTACATATTGGAACTGTTGGTGGAGAATCTTGCCACTTCAATATGCTTAGAACTCGTAAAGCAATCGCTTACGTTGAGCAATTTATGGGAATGGAAACAGACCGTACAGAGTCAGGATTCAAAGATATTGTTAAAGCACTAATGATTTACGGAGCTAAATTAGTTCGTACTGAAGAGTTATATGTAGTAGCTTCTTACGTAGCGTAAAAGGTTTTAATATAACAAATATAGATTAGGGGTTTCCCCTTTTCTACTATCACGATAAAAGATTAGCTAGTGCAATTCTAGCAATCGTGACCTAAAAAAGAAAAAGGAGAAGATATTATGGCTAAAATGACTTGGGAACAGGCAAAGACACAGATATATGCTTTATTGGAGGAGTACAATGCTAATGCGGCTAACTTAACTGATGATGACGATATAGCGGATAGAATACCACAGTTATTCTTTTCTTCATATCAAGAAATGAGTCAGATTAAGAAGATAGTTAAAACATCTGTGCTTGATAGAAGCTTAAATGGAACTACTACTTATTATAGAGAGTACGAACTACCTGAAGACTTCTATATGATGAAAAATATGACATTTGTTGACGAAGATACTGAGAAACCGTTAGTAAATTGCGAATATTTCATTAGAGGAGAAAGCTCTATAGTTATAGACGACCTTGATAAAGGTAAGGTTTATTTAGAATATTATGCGTTTCCAACTATTATAGATGGAGACACTGATGATGATTTCGAATTAGAAATAGATAATGACGCTACTATTATAGCTTGTTATTCAGTTGCTGCAGATATTTTAAAAACAGACCCTAGTTCTGACTTAATAGCTTTTAGAAATGAAAGAGATAGAAGATTATCTACATTTGAAGCTAATAGACTTGCAGACAGTATTAACGTTAAGAAAAAAATAAGATTAAATTAGGAGGTTAAAATATGGCATTATATAAAAACTTCGGAGGGGTAGACTTCTCTACAGAGTTTTGCGAACCTACTAGGTTTTCAGACTTAAAAAATATGTTAAAGACATACGAAGAAACAGATGGTAAATTTATTGAAACTAGAAAAGGTTTAGTTAAGTTATTTACTGCTCCAAATGATGGTATTATTTACGGAATACATTTTTATAACAATGGCACAACTACTGAAGTATTAGTACACGCAGGAACTAAGTTATATAAATGGAATAATTTTCCAGAAGTAAATGATGAATCGGGAGATACTACAGAGAAATATGCGGCTATGAATGAGCATAAAAGTAATGGAGTTATTGTTGGTGGCGAACTTATAATTCAAGACGGAGATAACTATTTATATTATTCTAGTGGAACAGTTGGAAACATAGAAGATTCGGCATTCGTGCCTTATACAACTATTAACGCAAGACCAGGAGGAAGCGGAACAAGCTTTCAATTAAAAAATGTATTAACTGGCGAATTCTGGAACACATTTCTAGGAAACGATAGCGATACAGTATATCAAATGGACGAAACTTCATTAACAAGTGTTGATAGCGTATATGTAGATGATGTATTACAAACTGTAACTACACATTATACAGTTAACTTAACAAATGGAACAATAACTTTCTTAACAGCTCCTGATAAGCCAAGTTTAATCGGACAAGCAAATGTAAAGATTAAAGTTACTGGTTCCAACTCTAACGAAGATAGAATAAAACATTGTACTATAATGAGCGTGTTTGATGGTAGAATTTTCTTTAGTGGAAACTCAGATGAAGCTAATGCTTTGTACTATACGGCATTTGAAGATGCTAGTTATATACCAGACTTAAATAAAGTATATGATGGCTTAGATACTTCGGCAATAGTTTCTATGACTATTGGATTAGATACACTTTGGACTTTTAAAGAAGAAAACCAAGCAGGAGAAACTGTATTTTACCATAGACCTGTAGAGGATTATGATTACGGTAAGATTTATCCAAGTGTTCATAGTAAAGGTTCTGTAGGGTGTATAGGGGCTAGTACAAACTTTAGAGATGATATAGTATTCTTAAATAAAGAAGGGTTATCTGGAATTTCTGGAGACATTGAAAAAGAAGTATTCCTAAATGATAGAAGTTCTAATGTAGATGCTAGGTTAGTAGTTGAAAGTAACTATGTAGATGCAATAATCAAGGAATGGAAAGACTACATACTTATTTATGTAAATGGTCATATGTATCTAGGAGACGGTAAGCAAGCGTTTGACAAGGATGGACACTTAGAGTATGAATGGTATTACTTTGATAGTATCGGCTCTTATAACGCCTCTAACGTGTTCTCAGAAGCTAATTTAATAGAAGTTTACGATGAAGATATATATATCGGTTGTCAAGATGGAACTATAGCTAAATATGAAGGTACAAATGATTATGAAACTGCTATAGAAAGTTATGCAGTTACAAATAGAAACGCATTTGGAAAACCTAATAGACAAAAGGTAACAAATAAAAAAGGTTGGCAAATTAAAGTTAAAAGTATGGATGGCGAAATGAAAGTTGCTTTTAAAGCTGCTAAGGGAAACGTACCTTGCTTTGAATATATGGATAAATTTTGTATAGACGATACTGTTGATTATGTTGTACCAAAAGCTAGAATAAAGAAATTCACAGACCTAAGGATAAAATTATATTCTGATAAACTTAATAAGCCATTTGGCTTTAGCGAATTAGAATTTGAAGTATTCTTAGGAAGTTATAGAAAGCGATAGGAGGAAAATATGAACTCAATAGTAGATTATTTAAAAGGTCAAAAACAAGATAGTTCATTTGCTGCTAGAAAAGCAATAGCGGCTAAGCAAGGTGTAACTAATTATACTGGAACTGCTCAACAAAATACGCAGTTATTAAATCAAATTAAAGGTGGTACTCAAACTAATTCTTCTTCAAGTGTTGCACAACGACAATTAACTCCGGCAGAGCAATTTGTACAAGCTGGACAGTCTATTGGCGACCAAGAGAGGCAATTAGCTGAAGAAACTGCTAATGTGCAGAGAAGTCAAATCGCTACAGGTCTAGCAGAAGAACAAGCTAGAATTGGAACTGAGAAGGAAGAAATTAACCTAGCAAGAGAAGAAGAAGCAACATCTGCTGATGTAGTTAGACAACAAGCTTTAAATCCTTACTCTTTACAAAACGAACAAATGGCTAGTTCTGGACTTTCTGGAAGTGGATATGAACAATCTATAATAAGTAAGCAATTTACTTCTTATCAAAGTAGATTAAGTAATTCATTTGTAGCGGCACAAGAAGCTAAGTCTGTATTGGATGAACAATTTGCACAGGCTTATTCAGAAGCTAACAAAGACTTAATGAACGTTGCAATATTAGAAGCTTCTAGCAAGTTAAAGGCTATAACAAGTCAATATGCTAGAGAAGAAAGTGCTTATAAAGAACAAGCAAGTCAAGATAGATGGAAGCAAGAATTCGCTTTACAAACACAAAAACAAAACTTTACAGAAAATAAATACAACGCTAGTGTAAAAGCTGCAGCTGATAGTGCGAAAGCAGAAGCAGAAAACGCTTATAATGAAAAATATAATAAAGAAGTTTTGGAAGACTTTGATATAGAAAATTTAAAAAAATTAAAAACTTTTAGGCTTGGCGGTAAAGATATGTTAGCCACTGGAAAGAACGTTTCCGAGTATATAGTAGGTAAGATTCCAAATGTTAAGAATAATTGGTCACCTTTTATAGACCCATCTACCGGAAGTTATTATGTAATAGCAGATAACCCAATTTACAGACCAGAAACAAAAGACTATTCTGCGTTAATAGATATTACAGAACATATAGTGCAAAAAGAAGAGGAGTGATTGTATGGCTACAAAAATAAAAAATATAATAACACCTTTTACTAGAACGTCTTCTAACGAAAGCGTTGGAATTAAATATTCTAAATATGTAGCGGAGCAATTAGCAAATCAAGAACAAGAGAAAGCCGATAAAAAAACTTTAAGGCTTAAAAATGAAAGAGAAACTAAGAGGCTTGAAGACCAAGAAAATATATTCGGTTCAATCGCATCCATCGGTACTCAAATAGGAGGAGGATTTACTCAAGCTATTGAAAATATCGTAATAGATGCTCCATCTCTTATCGCTGGTAACGTGGCAGATTTATTTGATAATCAAGGCTTAGCTAAATCTTTCAGAGATTTTGCAGATTATGATATAACAGGAACTATGCTTAATGCTCCAAATAAAGCATACGACCCTTATGCGGGAGACGTAAATATTGGAGGACTTGAAATAGGGTTCGCCTCAAACGAAATAGGTGGACAACTTATAAAAAGTACATCTCAAGCACTTACCACTGGTTTAATAGGAATGAAGACTGGTAGTATGGGAGGGGCATTATTCGCTTCTGGATACGGACAAGCTACAACTGAAGAAGCTAGGAGATTAAAGGAACTTGAATTAGATAGAGAACCGGCAGAACTTTACGGACTTGGATATGGAGCTTTAACTACTGGACTTGAATTATTATCTGGTGGAAATATAGGACTTGGAAAAGGACCTGTAGATGACGCTATAATAGATAATTTAAAAAGTGCTTTTAGTAGTAATGTTGGAAGAAAAGGTTTTGAGTTATTTACAAAAGCTGGACTAGAATCTGCAGAAGAAGTAATAGAAGGTATTATAGACCCTTACTTAAGAAGGGCTACTGTAGATGAAAAGGCAGAGTATTACACAATGCAACAAGCTGGAGTAGATGCTGCAAGTGCGTTTGTAGTTTCAGGAGCCTTACAAGGTGTTAATTTTAAAAATATGGATTCTAGAACTAAAAAAGAAATAGAATTGGAGTTTAGAGAATTCGTTAAGAACGAGGCTAAGAAAGATATATATGCCGAAAGACAATCTAAACCTTATGCTCAAGCTACAAAAGTTGGTCAACCGATTATTGCTTCAAAAATTGAACCAGAAATAACCATTCAAAGGGCTGAAGTGTTTAAACCGACTAATTCGGAAATAAATGACTTATATAATAAGGAAAAGAATACAGTAAAAGAAAACTTCTTCGCCATAGGTAACAAGTGGGCACCTATAGAAAAAATAGCAGAAAATTATAATATAAACTTAATTCACGAAGTCAATGGTGCGGGAAATGTATACGGAGAAGCCAATTACATTACTAAAAAAGGTGGAGAACAAAGAGATGCAGATTTCGCTATTATGGGAGAAGGTACTCATTCGGCTTTGAAAACTGTTTACGACAATAAGAACGAGGTAGAATTTAAAGCTTATATAGAACATAAAATGAACCTAGATAGAGCGTTAGTTGATAAAAATGTAAGAGGTTATACGTTAGAGCAATCTAAGGCGGCTATAAAAGAGTTAGAAACTAAGTTTCCAGACTTTAAAGATGCGAACAATAGACTTCAAAAGATATTTAGAAATGAATTGGATTTAGCCCATAAAGAAGGCTTAATGACTGATGAAAGTTATTTAAACGTAAAAGAAGCTGTTGATAATTATATTCCGTTATTAGCTAAAGACGACGGAGGTAAGGGTGTATTCTATAGAATGGGAGAAACACTTAAAACTAAAAATCCGTTTGACAACTCTAAGAAAGTTGAGGGAGTAGAGCTTAAAGATTTAGATGAAAGTTTAGATGCTTACTTTACTAAAATGAGAAAAACTATCAGAAGAAATAGAATTGGTAAAGAACTTGCAGAAGTATTCGGTTCTAAGAAATATAATAAATATTCTAAAGATGACTTTAAAGCTATACAGGAGAACGAAGGGTTATTCGTAGGAGATAATAAAGATTACTTCTACAATTACTTTGAAAAAGGCGAAATGTATAGAGTTAAAATTCCGCAAGATGTATATGAAAGTTTAAGTCCTAGAAATGTATTTGAATTTAAAGGTATGGCTGGTAATGTTCAAAATGCTATAAAAGTAGCTAACCAAACAATCAATAGAACCAGAACAAGTTTAAGCGTTCTATTTCCATTTAAAAACGTTCCTAAAGATGTAGGGGACGCTTTAATAAATACAAAAAATGGAAGTTTAGAGTTTATTAAAAATGCGGATAGAACATATAAAGAAATTGTAAACAACTCTGCCGAGTGGCAAAACTATCAATCAACAGGAGCTTCTGTAGTTTCTAGTTTGAAAAATAGAGAAGGTTTTGGAGATTTACCTATAAAATTCTTAAGTGCAGTAGAGGTTATGAATAATTATGGCGAACAATTTACTAGATTTAATGAATTTCTATTATCAAGAGATTCTGGTAAGTCTATATTAGCTTCGGCATTGGACGCAGATGAAGTATCGCTTAACTTTAAGAAAGGTAGCGACTTAAGTAAAATATTTAATAATGATTTAGGGGTTTCGTTCTTTAACGCTGGTATGGTTGGTTTTAATAAATTTATAAACAACTTCTCTGGCTTAAGGACTGCAAAAGCCATTACACAACTTATGTTTAAGTTTGCTGTAGCTGGAATTGGACCACAAATATTCAATGAAATGCTTTATGGCGATGATGAGGAATATCAAAAACTTACAGATAGAGAAAAAGATAATAACTTTATAATAATGTCTGGAGATAAAGCGTTTAAAATACCTACTGGTAGAATGGTTAACGTATTTAGTGCCGCTGCAAGAAGAACGGTAGAAGCTGCTCAAGGAAATAGAGACTTTAGCGAAATATTTGATAAAGGGTATTTGGAAGTTCTTGGAGGAGTAACTCCTGGTAATGTAATTGATTCACATATATT